ACAACGATGGTGGCGAAATGCGTATCAAAGACACAGATAGTGCTTTTGCTAACGCTGGTTTTAGTGCTTATAACTATAGCACAAAATTAGGAACAGCAAATCTTTACACAGCACCAACTGGTGATAGTGCTTATGATTTCCATGTTTCAAATTGGAAAATTTTAACTTACAATGCTGGACCTAATGCTCCAACATCATTAACAACAAACGGTAGACTATGGTACAGTTCAATTGTTGACGAAGTTGACATAATGGTACATGATGGAACTACATTTAGAGGATATCAAAATGTTTATTCTTCAGCTGATCCAGAAGGACCAATTATAAGTGCTACAGAGCCAACACAACAATCAGACACTACACCACTAGTAACAGGAGACATATGGATTTCAACAGCTGACTTAGAAAGCTATCCAGAAGTTTACAAATACAATGCTGATCTTCAAAAATGGTTAGCTGTAGATGAAGGTGATCAAACTACAGAAGATGGTATTTTATTTGCTGATGCTAGATTTGGTACAAGTGGCGGAACTAACGGAACCAACGGTGAAGCACCAAAAGGGACGATCAAAGAACTATTAGTAAGTGACTTCTTAGACTTTGATGCTCCAGATCCAGCACTTTATCCAAAAGGCATGTTGTTATGGAACTTACGTAGAAGCGGATTTAACGTTAAAAAATTCGTTAGAAACTATGTAGACTTGACAGCTAAAAATGTTAGACAAAATGATGAGAGCATGGCAACTTATTATCCACACAGATGGGTGACTGAGTCTGCTAATCAGCCAAACGGTAAAGGTAGCTTTGGAAGAAAAGCACAGCGTAAAGTTGTAATTCAAGCGTTACAATCATTGGTAAACAGTAACCAAGAGATTAGGGACGATGAATCAAGACTATTCAACGTTATGGCTACACCAGGTTATCCAGAACTTATCGGTGAAATGATAGCACTTAACAATGATAGAGGCTTAACAGCATTTATTATTGGTGACTCACCATTTAGATTAGAATCAGATGGAACTACTTTAAACAACTGGGGTAATAATACTGCTCTTGCTGTTGAAGATAACGATGACGGACTTGTTTCAAGAGATGAATACTTAGGTGTGTTTTATCCTAGCTTATTCACAAGTGACAATGCCGGAAATAACGTTGTTGTTCCACCAAGTCATGGTATAATGAGAACTTTTGCTTTAAGTGATCAAGTATCGTTTCCATGGTTTGCTCCAGCAGGTACAAGACGTGGTGGCATAACAAATGCTAGTGCGGCAGGATTTGTAGACGCCGAGGGTGAATTTAAATCAATAGCATTGAACGAAGGTCAAAGAGATACATTGTATTCTTTAAATATTAATCCGATTACATTCTTAACAGGAGCAGGATTAGTAAACTTCGGTCAAAAAACTAGAGCAAGAAACGCAAGTGCTTTAGATAGAATCAACGTAGCACGTTTAGTAATTTACTTAAGATCACAACTTAAGAAACTAGCTAAACCATATATCTTTGAACCAAATGATAAGATTACACGTGATGAAATCAAGGCACAAGTTGATAGTTTAATGTTAGAGCTTGTATCACAAAGAGCATTATATGACTTCTTAGTTGTGTGTGACGAATCAAACAACACACCATCTAGAATTGATAGAAATGAACTTTATGTAGATATTGCGATAGAACCAGTAAAAGCTGTGGAGTTTATATACATTCCATTGAGACTTAAAAATACTGGAGAAATAGCAGGACTATAAACGGATAAATAAAAGTAATAGGAGCATATAGAATGGCAATTTCAACACTTTCAAAGTTAACAGTACCCTTAGATAGTAACGCAAGTGCATCTAACCAAGGGTTATTGATGCCAAAATTAGCATACCGCTTTAGGGTATCGCTAGAAAATTTTGGTGTATCAAGTCCAACAACTGAACTAACAAAGCAGGTAATGGACATAACTAGACCAAACGTAACTTTCGATCAAATGACTGTTGATATTTACAACTCAAGAGTATACCTAGCAGGTAAACATACTTGGGAACCTATTACAATTACTTTACGTGAAGATGTAAGCAACAACGTACAAAAATTTGTTGGTGAACAATTACAGAAACAGTTAGACTTCTTTGAAATGTCAAGTGCGGCGTCAGGAAGCGATTATAAATTCGTTACCAGAATGGAAATACTCGATGGTGGTAACGGTGCTAATGCTCCAACAGTACTTGAAACATTTGAATTATACGGATGTTATGTTGAGAGTGCTAACTATAATACTTTAAACTATGCTGAATCAGCACCAGTTACTGTAACATTAACAGTAAGATACGACAATGCTATACAAACACCACAAGGTACAGGTATAGGTACAGCAATTGGTAGAACAGTTAACACAGCTATTACAGGCGGTGGTAACGGTTAATAGTTAACAAAATAAATTAAAAATTAAAAGGGCCTTCCGGGGCCCTTTTTTTATGACCTAAAACTAAATACCTGTACAAGCAAAGAAAATTCTAAAGGAGATTCCATTGAGTAATAGATTTCATTTGGCCGTCGAGGGTGGCGACCTTTCAACAACCGTTCCCTGGTATCAAAAGGTGTTAGGTTGTACGTTAGACATGGCAGAAGAAGGAAAGTGGCAAGACATAGATTTTTGGGGTAATGAATTAACATTACATGAAACAACACCAAGACAAGGTAAAGGACCTGAAAGAGAACGACATAGTGTAGACATGGGAGAAGTGTGTGTTCCACATTTTGGTATTCATTTACCATATGATGACTTTCAAGTTGTAAAAGAAAGTGTAGAAGCTAACGGTGGATTTTTAGATACACCTTACGTAAGATTTGAAGGTACAGATTACCAACAGGAAACGTTTTTTGTAGAAGATCCTAACTTTAATGTACTTGAAATAAAGTCTATGGCGAAAGATAATCCGTTAGATTTTGAAGTTCATGGAGTAGGTTGCTAATCTTATTATATACGTACTTAATTACTAAGGATAAATATTAGTATGGCAAACTTTTTAAATGGATTTTTAGATAACGTAGTTTCAGGGGCTTTGAACCCAAAAGGTACTCTTGCTGATTATCAGCATGGTGCGAGACTGTATGTAGATGATAGCCATAGGCTATCTCCTAAAGTCAAATTTCTTTATCACGTAAGTATAGATATCAATAGAGAAGCGTCAGCTGTTATTCCTCAATTAGGAGCAAAACATATTAATGAACTTAATATGCTTGTCAAATCAGTTGATCTTCCAAGATACAATGTACAAACAGATGTCAAACATCAGTACAATAGAAAACGTGTGGTTCAAAAACGTATCGATTATCAACCTATTACAGTTACATTTCACGATGATTCTTTTGGAGTTACAACAGCTATGTGGGAAGCATACTACAGATATTACTTTAGAGATGGACAATATGCTAAAGTAATGCCAGCAGGTGCTCCTGATCCTACAATAAAAGAATATCACAACCATAGTGCTTACAACAGAGGAGCGGCTTATGGAAAAACTGTTTATAGATACGGTTTAGACAATGATAGTTTTGCTCCTTTTTTTAACAATATAACAATATACCAACTATCAAGAAAGCGTTATACAGCGATGACTTTGGTCAACCCTATAATTGCTTCTTGGTCACATGATGCTATGGACAATTCAGCAAGTGAACCTGTATCTAATCAAATGGTTTTAGAATATGAAACAGTTCATTACAGCAGAGGGCCAATTGGTAAAGCAGGACCAAAAGGTTTTGCTGAAGAACATTATGATAAAACACCAAGTCCTATTTCATTAGCAGGAGGCGGAGCAAGTAGTTTGTTAGGTGCTGGTGGAGTTTTAGCAGGAGCAGGTTCTGTGTTAGCAGACATTCAAGGTGGAACTGTTGGCTTCGGCACAGTTTTAAGAGCGGCTAACTCTATACAAAACTTAGGTGGACTTACAAAATCCGGAATAGGTGGAGAACTTATCGGCGAAGGTTTAGACGCCATAGGACAAACAGCAGGCATAGATGTAAGTGGAGTTTCTGGACTAGCATTTCCAAAAGGTGGCAGTGGTGGAGGAGCAAGTACAATAGCACTTGCTGGTCTAGCTGTAGCAGGAGCAAAAGCATTTAACAATATGTCATCAAGCGGAGCATCAACATCAAAGACCAAACCAGATGCTAGTGGTACAAACGGTCCGGGTGCTGACGATATAAGCTATCAGCTACCAGAGGAATAAAAAATGTCTGAAATAAATTTACCAAGAAAACCAGATACAGATTCAGCATCAGTAGTAAAAAGATATTTCAATACTTATTTTGGAAAAGAATTAGCATTTCCAAGTAATGATGTAGATGCTGTCATAGGATTTTTAGAAAATAAAGGTTTTGACAAATCTGCGGCCATTAGTACTGGAACTATTCTATTACAACAGGCTAAGATAGATAATATAAAAGTTTTCGAATTGTTAGACACGCTCAAAGGTTTAGACAAATTACAATTAAGTTATACGGTTACACAAATTTTAAATTTTAATAGACAAAAAATCAGCACTTTAGGATATAGAATAGCTGACACACGCAAGCCGACAGAATCAAGAAACATCATGGGGTAACCGATGAAGCGTTGGGCTCAAGGTAAGTACTCACTTAAAAATCCGGACAAGTATGTAGGAAATAAAAATCCAACTTATAGATCAAGTTGGGAATTTCATTTTATGAAATTCTGTGACGAAAACCCAGCAATAGCATCATGGGCAAGTGAAGCAATAAAAATACCTTTTAGAAGCCCACTTACAGGAAAGCCAACAGTATATGTGCCTGACTTTTTTATACAGTATAAAGATAAAAAAGGTAGAGCAAGAGTTGAGCTTGTAGAAATAAAACCAAGCTCTCAAGCAATGCGTGAGAACATAGGAAAAAATAAACAAAATCAAGCTTCATATGTGCTTAACATGGCTAAATGGGAAGCCGCGAGTAAATACTGTAAGTCAAAAGGAATCAAATTCCGTGTAATTACAGAAATGGAATTGTTTCACCAGGGCAAACGCAAGTGATAAATAATAGTAGCATATAATGGATTCGAGCTATGAGTAAAAAATTAGAAGAACTGCTAGATTTACCAGATTCTAAAGAGATAATCAAGCAGGAAAAAGATAAAGAAAAACACGAAGTTATTCAGCAACAGAATGATACATTGCGTGACATAGCAGAAATGGATAAGATTTCCGCCGCTTTACCACAAGTAAAAGGCTTGGGAGAGATGGCTGATAAAGAGCTTAATGAAGTGGCTGAAAAATCTATGGAAGCATATGAAGATTTAATGGATTTAGGAATGAATGTTGAATCAAGATATTCGGGTAGAGTATTTGAAGTAGCTGGTCAAATGCTTAAAACCAATTTAGATTCCAAAGTAGCAAAATTAGATAAGAAACTTAAAATGGTTGAATTACAATTACGCAAAGAAAAGCTAGATAAAGACGGTAAGCCTGATGGTGACTCTATAGTACAAGGAGAAGGCTATATAGTTACAGACCGCAATAGTTTGCTGGAAAAACTAAAGAATATGGATAAATAATTTATAAGGACGGGAATATGTTTGAAAAATACCTAACAGAAGCAAAAAAAGAGTACAAATTTTCAATTGGTGTAGCAGGAGAGCTACCAGAAGGCTTTGCTGATTCTATGGAAACAGCATTACAACGTTTTAACGTTGTGTCAATGAGCCCAGGTAAGAAAACTCCTATACAGGAAAAACCACTGGACTTTCCACAACTTTCAAACAGCGAAGTCACATACTATGAAGCAACATTAACATATCCGACAACACCACAGGTATTGTCAGAATACATTCCACAGTGCACAGACATTGAGAGAGCAAGTATAATTGTGCGAACTGAGAACGATCCTGCTTTAGAGTACCAAGCACAAAAGGAAGAAAATCCATATCAAACAAAACTTGACACAGAGGATATGGGACAGGCTGTACCAAACGCACAGGAAACTGTTGGTGGTGAAAGAGTTATGAGTCTTTTGAAAGAATTAGAAACAGCTAGAAAAGAAACAGAAAACAGTCCAATAGCTGATGTTAAACCAGCACCGGAAAGCAAAGACATAAGCGATACTATTGGAACTAAATCACCGATAGGGAGCAAGTAATATGAATATGAAAGATATGATTCAGCAGATGACAAACATCGAGACTGAAGAAAAAACAAAAAAACAGCCAATCAATGAAGCGGCATCAATGAACATTTCGATGACTGCTGATGATGCTGGACAAGTTGGACAGTTAATGTCAATGATGAGAAACGCAGGAATGGATCCTAAGCCAGTAGGCGGAGACATGCCAATGCCTATGAGAAAAGACATTGAAAAATTTAGATCTGCTGTTGACGCAAAATATGATGATCCAAAGATTCCAGGCAAAGACGATGTGCCAGGCGATCAAGATCTCAAGGCAGGAGTACTTGGAACTTTAGGTGGAGCCGCTTTAGGAAACATGGCAGGTGCTTCTTCAGGTATAGCCGGAACATTAGCTGACCTTGGAACGAAAGCCGCAGGAAAATTAGGATTAGGTAAAATGGGAACAGATATTTTATCTAAAGCAGGACAGTATGCTCCAGCAGTAGCGGGTGCTTATGTTGGTGATAAGTTAACAGGTGATAGCGTTGATCACGAAGCTGAAGGTTACGCAAACGCTCCAGACGAAGATTATGCTCCATACACAGATGTTATTAAAACAGGAAACGATCTTAATAAATCTAAAAAATCTTATCCAAAGGTAGCAGGTGGAGATAATCCTATGAACCTAGCAGATAAGATCAAAGAAGAGCTATCTACACTTTACAAAGAATACAAAGGTTAATCAATGAAGATGCGTGAACTTTTAAGTAAGTTAGACGCTATTGACACACCAGTCAATGAAGCCGCTTCAATGAACATCAACATGACAGCAGATGATTGTAACGAAGTTGGCGAACTAATGAAATTAATGTCCAACGCTGGACTTACTCCAAAACCTTTATCAGCCGCAAAAAAAGATGACCCAAAGATTCCTGGAAAAGATGATGTTGAAGGTGACAAAGACCTTCAAGCAGGATTAATTGGAGGAATATTGGGATCATTAGGAGGTAGTGCTTTAGCTACTAAAATAGGCGCACCTGCTCTAATAGGTAGTGTAGCAGGTGGAGTACTCGGCGATAAAATTACTGGCGACGGTATAGTATAAAATCCCCCCAAAACTTTGCGAATCAAATAGGCTCTCAGGAGCCTATTTTTTTGAGTAAATAGTTTACTATGGTTAAAAGTTTAGATGGCGTATTAACAAAAAAAGCCAATACACGAGAAACATTTACAGAAGAGCAGATAGCTGATCTACAGGCTTGTGCTGATCCAAAGAATGGATATCTGTATTTTTGTCAAAAATTTTTTAACATTCAACATCCTGTTGAAGGCAAGATGTTGTTCGAACCATATACATATCAACAAAAACTCTTAAACAGTTATCACGAACATAGATTTAACATTAACATGTTGCCAAGGCAAA